AGATGATAAAGCATACTCAGATAATTGGGATGCAATCTTTGGCAAAAAGGATAAGCAGCAAGATATGGCCGAATTAAACGGCGATGGTAATCGTGATAGAGGTAGATATGGCGAAGACGAAAGTACCGAAAACAAGATTCCATAAAATTTTATTTGATCAAGACAGCCCATTTAAGCGACACCAGGTCGTAGAAGATAAAAAAAAGAAAAATGATAGGAAAGAGGCTAAAAATATTATAAATAAGACTATACAAGAGGAATAGTTTTATGGCAGATAATCTTTTAGACTTTGATTTTGGTTTCACTGCAGTAGATGAAAATGAATTGGAAGCAGTCCAGTCCGTTAAATCACAAGCATCAAGTGCATCGGAAACTGCACAAGAGCTCGAAAATAAGCTCAATAAATTATATAATTCTATATTACCTCTTCTTAGCAATTTAAAGAAAAATCCAGAAAAAGAATATATACTTTGGCCTAATAGGGTTGAAAAGATAGAACAATTCGAGGATTTAATTACGGAGATAATAAAGTAATGCCTATTGTACCAAGTGGATACCAGATTGGCCTTCAAGACGGCGGTACTAACCCTACTGTTACTGGAGCTCCAACTCTTACAGAAATTACTATGACTAAGGGAAGTACTTCCTTTAATACTTTGCAGACATGGACGGATATACAATATTCGTACTTCGGTGGTATCAGCAGCTATACTAGATATATTAAAGATTTAACAGGTGGTTGGCTCATCGGATATTCTCCGGCAATGTCTTTTACCGGCATGTCCCAGCAAACTAATTCAGTTGGCGGCTCATTTGGCCCTACGGCTAAAGCAGCATTATTAGATTCAGGCGCTCCAGGATCTTCTTCCGGCTCAAACTATAGCGGCAGTAGTAATCCTGGTACTCCCTATTCAAGTAACAGATCCGCAATCATGAGTTCAAATTCATCTACTTATGGCTCAATGCCTAATGATGGTTCCGTACCTTTGCCCAGCGGCCAATTTGCTGAAAGCTTGTTTCAGATAAATTCGTATCAAGGTAGGGCAAAGTACGGCCAAGATTTTACTTGCGCTACCAGTGGCTCTCTAGGATCAGTAAGTGATGTAAATCATCTTACATTTACATCATCTGATGGTAATAGTCAATGGAAAGTTATGCAAATTATAATTGGACAAAACACAAACACCACCGGCAACTTTCCTAGTGCTAGCGGCCCCTACTCTGGCAGTAATGAAACAGCAGATAATGTAGGTAATTTTGTATATATGGCTTTCTTTAGAGACACCGGCTATTTAAGCAATACAGCAAATGTAGATGCAACAGACTTGTTTTCTCATATAACGCTTAATAACTCAACAGTTGCTTTATCTAGTGGCTTGTCTGGCTGGGTGGTACCATCAGGAATGACAGCTATATCAGCTACTTCTTCAAATAGAGTATGGGGAGCTTATACTACTGGTATAAACCAGGCAATAGGTATACTTTGGCCTAATCTTTCTGATTCTCAAGTACAAGCTTATGCAAATTATACTGGCAATAGTACAATACCTGTTAAAATATACGGGCCTTCTGCTTCAGCAGTTTTAAACAATGGAATTGCTGAAGAACATGGCGGCAACGATAGTTTAAATGTAGCACTAAGTGATTATGTTAAAGGTGCGGAATTTGTAAGTGCAAGTAATAATTCAAGTACAATTAAATCCAGCGACCTGAATGTTAAATTCTCAGACTATCGAGACAGTGCTGAGGATGGTGGAGCTGCTGGCTCTGGTGCCAGTGGTGTTGCAGTAACCACTGCAGCGGAATCAGGTAATTATTTTAAAAGACGTGGCTTTCAGTTAGGCCTTATAGATTATTACTATTCATATGGAACTGGCTATGCATATCACCCAGCATGGGGAAGTCATAGTCCTAATCCTGCATCTGTTGCAATTAATGGAAAAACTCAACAAATAGTTGGTGCATGGTATCAAGGCAATCCAGCAGCGTTTCTAATATCGGTGATAGTATCACCTACTTCTCGGGCAACGGCTGATATGATGGGCACCAATGATTGGTCTTCTATTGAACTTTATAAAGCTAGCAATACAAGTCATTCGGACTATCTCACATTAACTTCGTCGAGCTCAGGTTACTCATATAGTATTATAAATCAATATTCATCGGGTATTGGATCCAGTCAGCTTCTTCCACAAGTTAAGCTTACTTTTTCATCCAACACGCCTTCAATAACTAATAATTACTTATATAACTGGGTATATGATAACGGTAATGTTGCACCATCCACTCACCCTAATCAGAATTTTACAATAACGCTAAGTTAAATATAGGAGAAAATAATGTTTTGGAACAAAGATACAGATATTGATGTAGATCAATTAAGAGAACAACTAATTATTGATGAGGGTCAAGTAAATGAAATTTATAAAGACCATTTGGGCTACCCAACTTTCGGAATTGGGCATTTGGTCCTCGAATCAGATCCAGAGTATGGACAAGATGTGGGAACACCAATATCAGAAGAACGAACAATCGAATGCTTTGAGCAGGACGTACAATCTGTCCTCTCTGACTGTAAAAAATTACACGATGGATGGGATGGATATCCCCAAGAAGTAAAACAAGTTATTGCGAACATGATGTTCAATATGGGACTTACGCGCTTAAGTAAATTTAAAAAGCACAACGCAGCGCTGCAGAGTGGTGATTGGCCGGTAGCGGCTGTAGAGGGTAGAGATTCAAGATGGTACAAGCAAGTAACGAACAGAGCAGAAAGACTTATGGTCAGACTAGAGGACCTTTAAAGGTCGAATCTAGTATTCCACAAGAAGAACAAGAAAGCAAAGGTTGGTATTGGTGTCACGAAAAGCAAGGACTTTTCCGATATTCAGACTGGCATAAAAGTTTAGAAGAACTCAATTTAACTAGCTCAGTTTAAACTGAAGACCCTTACCTTATAAATATAAGTATGGGTGAAATACTTAAATTAATAGGCGAAGTCGGAGCCCCTATAGCAGGTAGCCTTGTTATGGGGTTTTTTATATTTCTAGTAATAAAACAAATACTAGAAGGCATCGTAGATCAAATTAAAACTCTTACGCTCTTTTGTAAATCTCTTGAAAATAGAGCAAGAACAATGAGTAATGAGATTATAAAAATAGACTTATTGGTATCAAGTGCACTGGACTTAAAGCCAGATATTGATAGAATAGCTAGAGCCGAAAACTTTGTTGAAGATGGCAAACTTGATGTGAGGAGAGACTAATGGCCGAATTAGGTATATCCGATATGATTTCACAATATGGATTTCCTATTGTAATGGCTGTTGGTTTAGGATACTTTATATATTATGTTTGGTGGTTTATAGGAGAACACATTGAACCACAACTCGATGAAATGCATATAGCACTTATTAGAGTAATTGATCAGACTAGAATGTTAGATCAAGATATGATCAGATTACAGCAGAAAGTTAATGTTGTATTAGAGTATAGAGAAAGGCAAAAGCAAAAGAAGGAAGAATTGAATGAAAAATAAAATAAGAATAAGTGGATTTATATTATTTCTGTTTACCTTTAATACTGCATTATCAGCAGATATAGTACACACTTTTAAAAATCCATCATTTAGTGGAATAGGTACTGGTGCTCACTATTTAACAATTGAAAATCAGGAATCAAGTAGAAAGAAAGCTATTAGAGATGCACTAGAGGCCGCTGCAAATGCAGCACAAAGAGAAGCCGATAATTCAACAATGGCCAAATTCATTAGAAATTTAGAAAGCAGAATATATGCTCAAATGTCTAAACAACTAGTGGAGTCCATGTTTTCGAATGATTCAGCTTCTTCATTTGGCTCATTTACTTTAGAAGGTAACGTAGTCACTTGGGAAGTAATTACTGCAGAGGATGGTAGTGAGTGGATTAAAATGACCATAGTAGATTCAGACGGAACTGAAACTGTTATAGAGATTCCAGTAGGAACGGGTAATTATGCACAAGATATTGACGGCTAGTCTATTAACATTATTAATAAGTGGTTGTGCTTCTGTTCCACAATGGAGTAATGACCCACAAGATTGCAATGATAAAGCAGGAAAGTATAGTGAAGGTTATCAAAGACATTTACAGATGGGGCTTCAAAAACAATGTCCCGTAAATATATCTGCGTTGATGCAGCAGAGGCGGTAAGGTTACCGTCTTTTATAGATTTATTAAATCTTCCGGCCGCTAAAGAAAAGCCTATTGTTGCAGTATATAGTTTTGGCGATAAAACAGGCCAAAGAAAATCAAGAGAAGGCATAGCAGACTTCTCAACAGCTGTTACTCAAGGGAGTACAGAAATGATTATTGACGCTCTGAAAACTGCAGGTGGTGGTACCTGGTTCAGAGTAGTAGAAAGACAAGGCATTGATAATCTGGTAAGAGAAAGACAGATTATTAGAAGTGCTAGAACTGAGTTTGCGGATCCTAAGAAGGGTCCACAACAATTGAATCCACTTTTGTTCGCCGGTATGATTATCGAAGGTGGAATTATAGGATATGATACCAATTTATTAACAGGTGGCCGAGGCGCACGGACACTAGGAATTGGTTTCTCTAAACGATACCGAAAGGATGTAGTGACTGTTTCTATTAGAGCAGTATCAGTTCTAACGGGTGAAGTATTATTAAACGTCCAATCAAGAAAGACGGTTTTAAGCTATGGTAGTTCGGGAGACATCTTCCGATTTATAGAGCAAGGAACTCAATTAATTGAATATGAGGACGGTGTGGGAAATAATGAGAGTGTGACATATGCGGTACGAACAGCCATTGAGGCTGGAGTATTGGAACTAATATACCAGGGCCACGATAGAGGCTTCTGGGTAATAGAGAATGGACATCGCCACCCCCATCAGAATGATGGTAAAAACGATAAACATTCTATAAAAGAGGAAAATAACGAAAATGAATAAACTATATAGTATAGCCTTTATGGGTCTATTAGTGTCGACAT